GACTACAGCAAAAATGGTGCAGGCATAGAAAACTATAACTTCATCACTACTGCTGGTCTTAAGTACACCTTTTAACGAAGTTAACCAGATTTTCTCCCCGGTGGTATTGTATAACCCCGGGGAATTTGTTTACAGTTACAAGTAGGCAATATCCACTAATTTTGTAAGCATTTAACCTATGTCATAACGTGTAATCTCTTACCGCAACACAAGACCTCAATATATTCAAATCTTATCTTTATTCCGATATTCAGAGACACAATGCGAAAAATAATTACTCATTTCAAAGTTGTTTTAACGTTACTTCTACCAGTAACCGTATCTGCCCAGCAGATACAGTGGCAATCCTGTATGGCCAGTCAATTCAACCACTGGTTTGGTGAGGAAAAACCGTCTCCTGACTTACTATGTGGTTATTTGTCTGTTCCATTAAAATATACAGACACAGGCGGAGATGCTTCTTATGAAAAAAAATCACAAGTCAAACTAGCGTTGACAAAATTGCCGGCAAAAAGCAAGCATAAAGGAAGTATCCTGATAATAAGTGGTGGTCCCGGGTTACCAGGCATAAATCCTTATATTAACTTTGACTGGCCAGTCACAAATCTTCGTGAGTCATGGGATATTATTGGATTTGATCCTCGAGGCGTCGGACAGTCCACTCCGACAATAAACTGCCGGCAATCAGATACAGAGACTCAGGAAAACATAACCGAAAAGCAACAAGTATTAAATAAAATTAATGCCTGTATCCATAATACCGGAGCCGAAGTCATTCGCCATATCGGCTCTAACGAGGCTGTATACGATATTGATCGTATTAGGCAAGCCTTGGGGGATAAACAACTGACAGCCGTGGCGTATTCGTATGGAACTCAAATTGCAGCCTTATATGCAGAACGTTTTCCCTACAACGTAAGATCTATCGTTCTTGATGGAGTCGTCGATATCGATGACCTGGAGGACAACTTCACATGGCAACTCAAACAGGCACAGAGTTATCAGGAAACGTTTGATCGCTTTGCATCCTGGTGTGCGCGTACAAAAAGTTGCCCGCTTTCTTCAGACAGAGATAAGGCAATAACTCAGTTCCATGAGCTATTATCAAAATTACATCACAAACCTTTATTAGACAGTAAGAGAGAAAATATATCTTCAGATGAACTCATATCATTAACAACAGACCTTCTGCTATGGCGTTCATCATGGCCAACCCTTGCAACTGCCATACGCCAGTTCTCTCAGGGGATTGTCAGTAATGAAATTGAAACTGCGCTCAGTGCTCCGATAGCCTCAGAAGAGTCAAGCGATGCTTCGGGGGTAATCCTCTGTGTAGATCAGGGGGATGAGCAATTAACACCAGAAGAGCGAAAATCCCGAAAAGACGCTCTTGCGAATGCCTTCCCGGCTATTAACTTTGACAATGGACGTTCCGATTCACCTGATTTTTGTGAATTATGGCCAATACATAGCGACCTGAACAAAACTCGCCTGAAAAATACTGTTCTGCCCTCTGGTTTACTGTTTATAGCACACAAATACGACCCAACAACGCCCTGGATTAATGCCCGTAAGATGGCAGAGAAATTTTCCAGCCCGTTACTAACAATAAATGGTGATGGGCATACATTAGCTCTCACCGGAGTTAATTTATGTGTAGATAAAGCAGTTGTACATCACCTGATCACTCCACAAAAAATAGAAAATATATACTGCCCAGGAAATTCTGAAGCAGAAATACAATAATTTCAAAATATTCCGCTATTTGCTCCCAATGCAAAACATATATTGCATTGGGAGCATATTCATATTTTTGTTATTATTGTATGAAATCGTCTCATGTACACGGTCCTTTTTTCGCCGAAAACTGATATTACTTTAATCAAAAGTTGACGTGCCAGATTCGAAGTAAATTTATAAAATATCAAATCAATATACATTTTGCACCTTCGAGATAGTAATGACTGTTACTGTAACATGAGTTACAAACAGCTTCATACCCAGAGCTACTGATGTATCAACTCGATTCAACAATACCCGATATTTATTCCATGCCTCCAGCAACGATCTTTCTTCCTCCGTTGCGATTTCCAGATCTACAGCATCCTGCAGTGGCGCAATATACTCACTGAATTCCTGGATGTAGAACTGTGTGGTGACGGTCTTCCAGCCATTCGGCTCCTGTTGTATCGAAGCATACCAGGCTATTTCAATATCGCTATGCTGCGGCAGCATTTAACCCCTTGTAATTCATCGCCATAATTGATTTAATTCACAAATAAAACTATAACATGGTGAAATTAATGAAAAAAAACACAGATGATGGGGCTAAAATTTACACACCACTTACCCTAAAGCTTTATGACTGGTGGGTTTTGGGAGTATCAAATCGGCTTGCATGGGGATGTCCTACAAAGGAACACCTTCTTCCACACTTTCTGGAACATTTAGGTAACAACCATCTGGATATTGGTGTTGGAACTGGGTTTTACCTTACTCACGTACCTGAGAGTAGTCTGATATCTTTAATGGATTTGAACGAAGCTAGCCTGAACGCGGCATCTACAAGGGCTGGGGAATCAAAAATTAAACATAAAATTAGCCATGATGTTTTTGAACCTTATCCCGCGGCGTTACATGGTCAATTTGATTCCATTTCCATGTTTTACCTTCTTCACTGCCTGCCTGGAAATATATCTACAAAAAGCTGTGTAATACGCAATGCGGCGCAGGCCTTAACTGACGATGGAACTCTATACGGAGCCACAATTCTTGGCGATGGAGTTGTGCACAATAGCTTCGGTCAAAAACTGATGCGCATTTACAATCAGAAAGGCATCTTTTCAAACACAAAAGATTCCGAAGAAGGCTTAACACATATACTCTCAGAGCATTTCGAGAATGTTAAAACCAAGGTTCAAGGTACTGTAGTAATGTTTTCCGCTTCAGGGAAAAAATAGCATCCAACCGCAGCACGTTCTTGCTTAAGACGTGCTGCGGCATAATCCCAATGATTACTCCCTGACAGGGTTCGTAGGCCACTCAATATCAGGTGCAGTTGATGTATCAACACGGTTCAGCAACACCCGATACTTTTTCCAGGCTTCCAGCAATGAGGTTTCTTCCTCCGTTGCGATTTCCAGATCTACAGCATCCTGAAGTGGCGCAATATGCTCACTGGCTACCTGCATCAGGCTGTTTTTTATTTCTTCCGCCTCTCGGATCCGGAACAGTTTTTCTGCTTCTGCATCTTTCACCCAGGCTGTGCCGTTCCACTTCTGAAACTCCCCTTCCGGCGATAACCAGGTAACATTTTCCGGTAACGGACCGAGTTCAGAAATAAATAACTCGTCCCCTGACGCTACGTCATAAACCGTTTTACCCCGATGGTCTTCAACGAGATGCCACGATGCCTCATCACTGTTGAAAACAACCACGAAGCCAGCAGGAATATCTGGTGGTGCAATATCGGTACTGTTTGCTGGCAGACCTGTATGAGGCGGAATATATGCATCACCTTCACCAATAAATTCATTAGTTCCGGCCAGCAGATTATAAATTTTTATGGTCCGTGCTTGTTCACTCATTCTGAATGCCATTATGCAAGCCTCACAATATAGTTAAATGCGATGTTTTTGACGGTGTTTTCCGCGTTACCAGCAGCGTTAACGGTGATGGTGTGTCCATGTGAACCAATCGCAACGGAGTGCGTATGAGCACCAATACCGACAGTATGCGCGTGTGCACCTGCAGATGCTGCTGTGCCGGACAGTGAATGGCTATGATTACCATCTGTACTGGTATTCGCTAACCACCCCGTAGACATACCTACTGAGCCTTGTACACCCCAGGTATTTTGACCTGAGCTTGTATAACCATATTGATAAGTATCTTTAAAAACACTGGGGTTAAATCGACGGCCATCTCTATGGCTGTGATTACCAGCTGCATTCGTGCTGCCACTTAAACTATGGGTATGCGCACCAGTGTTATTCGTGGATTTAGTGCCGTAATCAAACGACGATGTGGTTTTCGTCCCCAAATCCGTACTGGATGCGCTGGCGCTGTGGGTATGCGATTTAATGCCATCCTGTTCCTGAGACAATACGGCACGACCACTGGCGGGCTTGCCCTTAATCGTCCAGCCACGCAAATCAGGGATCACGCCTGACGGATAAGCGGCAGCAAGTTTCGGGTAGGCAGATTTGTCAAAAGTCTGCCCCTGCATCAGGGCATAACCAGACGGAACGGTATCTGATGGCCACGGGATTGGTGCGCCGACTGGGTAGCTTTCTGGTGGAAGATTTTTCGAGGTATAAACTTCTGCCCAGTCTTCCTCAAAACCATAGCCATCTCTTGAAGAACGGTAGAACAGACCACCATTTCTGTAATGCGCCTTCATCTGCAGGGTCCGGCAACTTCCGACTCCGGTATAGAAGTTAACCAGAATATAGCTGTCGCCAGAGCGGGTGACATTGTAAGCGCCTGATTCGGCATTCCAGGGAACGCCACCATCCGCATCGGCATATGTATCCGTTGCCCTTCTGGCAAAAGCAGCCACATGCGCGGCGGTTAAAGTAATATCTTTGGAACCATCAAACTCAACACCAGAAACCCGTCTTGGCGTTTGCAGCTTTGTTGCTGTTAATGCATTACCGTTCAGACTTGCGGACAGTTTGGTTCCAATAACCAGTTCGCCGGTTGCGTTATCAATAGCAAACGGTCTTAATGTATTCCAGCCACCATAAACATCACCTTGATTGGTAAGCAGCAGGTAAGTTTTAGCGCCATCATTACGCCATAATGCCCCATACTCCCCACCTATCATTCGAATCTGATTACCACCACGCGCTACAATTTCGTCTGTGGCAAAAAGTTTTTTGCACGACAAGTTATCGTTAACGATTAACGAATGAGACTCATAAAAACCACGCCCACTCTTAAAATCAAGGATAACGTCCGCCGCGATACATTCAGTCGCCGGATTTGTTGCCCCAAACTTATAGGTCGTATCATTAACAACGAGATCAGCACCAGGTGCGGATATTGACAGGCCATCTTCGATAAACGCAAAAACAGGGAAAGCAGCGCCATCAACATAGAACACAGAGCGCAAATCATCGCCCTTATTACTCATCATTATTGAGTGGATGGCTCGTTCATTGTTTTGATATTGCCAGAACATTCCATAAGCATAACGCCCCCTGTCAGTCCAGCCACCAGGCATAACAAATCCGTTAAACTCGCAGTTATTCATCGGATCGCCTGCGGTTCGCGTTGCCGTGGTGATAATGACCCTTGATGCCAGTTCGCTTACTGAGCCAGCAGAACGCATAACAACAACAGGGTAATATTTTCCAGATATTGCACCTGCAGGAGCGTTAACCCGCACATAACGCATACCACGCTTATCAGCAAAGTCTGTTTTACTGACCGCGTTAATGTTGTTCAGGAAGCGTCCCTTATCGGGTATATCAGCGCCGTTCTGGTCTTTCTGCAGACGTTTCTCTGCATTGTCATAGGCTGATTTTACTGCCTTTGGCGTTGCCGCCAGCGTTTCAGACGTACTGTTGGTCGCACTGCTGAGCTGTACTATCCCCTTTTTCGTCGTACTTGCATCCTCAAGCGCCACGGCGGATGCAATATCCTCTGCCCGTTTTGCCGCTGTCTCGGCGCGCGTTGCCGCGGATTCCGCCGTACTTTTGCTCTGTGCTGCCGCCGTCGCACTGCCAGCTGCCTCTGTCGCCTTCGTGGATGCTGTCGTGGCGCTGCCCTTCGCTGCGGACGCTTGTCTGGTCGCCTCATCTTTTGAAGCAGACGCCGATGATGCCGATGACGCCGCCGAACTGGCGGACGATGCGGCAGCCGTTTTTGAGGATTCTGCGCTGGTTTCCGACGCTTTCGCGTTCGTCTCGGATGTCTTCGCTGCGGAAGCAGACCTCGCTGCTGCGCTGGCCTGTTCAGTGGCTTCGCCAGCCTTCGTTGTGGCTGTTGAAGCAGACGATGCGGCACTTTCTGCCGATTTTCCGGCGGCGGTGGCACTGGCTGAGGCCTGCCCGGCACTTGTTGACGCGGCACTGGCAGACGACGCAGCCGCTGTTTTTGAGCCTGCCGCAGCCGAGGCGCTCTGTCCCGCTGCCGTTTCAGAAGACCTGGCGTTTGTCTCAGACGTTTTGGCCGCCTTCGCAGAATTTGCTGCCGCCGTTGCCGAGGAAGCGGCACTACTGGCGCTTGATGATGCGTTCGTTTCTGATGATTTCGCTGCCTCTTTTGAGGCCGCCGCATCCCGGGCTGAGGTGGCTGCTTCTGACGCCTTCGTGGTCGCGGCGGATGCAGAAGTGGCTGCTGATTGTTGTGACGCTGCCGCATTCGTTTCTGACGTTTTCGCCGCAGCGGCACTGGTAGCTGCCGCGCTTTTTGAGGACTCTGCAGCAGCAGCACTTTTCGATGCTTCACTGGCCTTTGTTGATGCCGTTCCTGCGCTGGAAGATGCTGACTGAGCCGACGACGCGGCCTGTCCGGCTGACGTGCTGGCTGCGCGTGCTGAGCCTGCAGCATCAGTCGCATGGGTTGCCGCCTCACGGGCTGATGTGCTGGCATCGCTGGCTGACTTCTTCACGGCTGCCGTGTTCTGTGCCACCGCGGACGCGTTACGCGCCACCTCTTCCACCATCAGTTCAAAACGGCGCAGTGCCTCAGGACGGGCATCATCCTCCGTCATGGCACCGAGAAAATCATTCAGCGTACCGGGTCGGGAATCTTCATACACGGTGATGGTCCCGGCATGTGACGGCGGGAATCCCTCCACCAACAGAATAACGCTGTACTGCCCGTACTCAACGTCCATGCTGTAACGCCCGGCTTCATCCGGATTTTCTGAGGCCAGCGTGTTCACCACCACCGTGGTGCTGTTACGTTTTGCTTTCAGCTGGATTGTGCAGTTCTGTACCGGTTTTCCTGTGCCGTCTTTCAGTACACCTGAAATCTTTACTGCCATATTCACCCCACAAAAAAGCCCGCCTGAACCGGCGGGCTGTCATAACACTGTGTTACCTGGCTAATCAGAATTTATAACCGACACCCACGATGAAACCGTCAGTGCGCCAGTCACCACTGCCGGAGCCTTCATAAGCAATATCAATGGCCACGGATTCGGTCGGGTTAAACTGCACGCCAGCCCCCCACGCCAGAGACGTGTTGCTGTGGCGACCGTCATCACTTCCGGTCAGCACATCGTGCTTTTTCCCCTTGTTGTCAGTTACGCGAAGATAATCCCCGGAGAAAGTCGACACACGGCTGTAAGCTACACCCGCCATCGCATACGCGCTGAACCATTCATTCACGCGCACAGACGGCCCCGCCATTACGCTGAACCAGCGGTTACGAACGGAATCTTCATGCCAGCGGGTATCGCTGTAACGGGTCAGCTGGCGATTCTTGTCTCCTGCATAGCTGAATGACGTCACCAGCCCCAGTGTGTCCGTAAACTCATAACGGTATTTCACGTTAATCCCGTTCAGATCATCACTGCCGGGGACGTTCGTCGAGGCATGAAGATACCCCGCGCTCAGCGTGGACTGATGTTCAGACGCCCATGCAGGCGCACCGGATACGGCCAGACAAATGGCTGCGGACAAAATTGCTGCACAAACTTTACGCATAATTACCTCTCGCTTTTCTGCAATAAAAAAGGCGTCATTCCTGACGCCCTTTATTGGGGTTATAAATATTTCAACGAATACTGATGCCGGAAGCGGCTTTTTTGGTCACAATCACCGTACAGTCGGTGATATTGCCTGCCCCCTGATTGCCTTTCTGGAAAATCTTAAACTCCAGAGTGACGCTTCCCCTGCCACTCGGCATATCAATAACTGCACTGTAACTACCGGGAATGGCCCCTTTAGTTTCTCTGGATGCGATTAATACGCCGTTTTTGCGAACTTCAAAACCATAACCCGTGTATCGCGTGCCTCCTGGGTTATTTCCGCTCCCCGGATCGTCATACGCTATACCGTTAAAAATAATGGGCGGAATAATAATCTGGCGGTCAAAGTTATGATCATCGCTGATGGTGACTGTAACCGTACCGTTTGGTGTTTCCGTGTTACCCCACGTACCGACTTTTTTCGGGAAGGCTTTTGATACAGCTTTAACGAAATCTCCTCTGACCTGGGTCGCCTCCAGCATGCCCTTAATCGTACAGTTCTGGTTAATCGTGACATTGTTGAGCGTTCCTGAGTTCGCATTCACACTGCCACTGATATCCGCATTTTTCGCCGTCAGTCTCCCGTCTGATGTCAGGGAAAATGCCGGAGGATTACCGCCGCTGGTAATGGTGGGGGCCGTCAGGCGTTTCAGGAACACTTCATTCATGAATATCTGATCGCCCTGACCAACAAACATCGGCTTTGTGTTGCCATTCGCAGGATTAATCATCGCAATCCTGTCTGCTGCCAGCAGCACCTGACTCTGCATGCCGTCAGGGGTGTTCTCAATACCGGCACCGATACCCGCAATATAAAGGCGTCCGTCCTGCATCTGCTGCAGCTTCACTGCCCACATGCTGTTCAGGTTATTATTTGTATCAACCTGAACCTTCTGTATCTGCTGGATCGCTGCACTCTGGTCTTCCAGTTTCTTATTGACGGTCTGTGTTATTTCATTGCTGACATCCGTTATGGACGTCCTGATTTCAGTCAGGTCAGGCGCAAGCTGACCGTTATCAATCTGCGTCCACAGCTCCTGAGCCAGATGGGTTTTCCCTATCTCGCCTTTGAAAAAATCCAGATAGCCTGATGCATCATCACTCGGCTGACCGACAGCCTCCACGAATGCCGATTTGCCAACGGTGTTCACACTGCGAACGTAAAAATAATAATCATGGCCCGGTTTGATATTGATACTGGCGGCTATCCAGTACAGCGCCGTACCAAGATAGCGCGCTGTGGTTTCAACCTTCCTGATATCGGTAATCCGCTTTTCCGAGAACCAGAACTCAAACTGTACCGTCGGGTCATAAACGGCAAGATGCGGCGTGGCGGTTATCTGAAAATAGCCCGGCGTCAGCTCAATCCTCGACGGTGCTGCCGGTGCGGCAATCCGGAACGATACCGACGCCGGATCGCCCTGCTGCCCCCACGCATTTACCGCCCGGACTGTCAGCCTGTAGTTCCCCAGCGCCAGTTGCCTGAAGCGGTATGTGGTTTCCGTCGTCCGGGCCGTGCTGACCAGCCGCTCACTGCCGTCGTCCGCTGTTACGGTCAGACGGAGCAGGAAGCTCACCCCCTTCACCACCTTCGGCGTGTCCCAGCGCGCCAGCACCTGATATTCCCCGCTGTCTGCGGTGACTTCGGTGATGCGCCGCGCGATAAATGCACTCTATCTTGTGCGATAAATGGCATCCACGCGGCGTTTCATTATTTGAAAAAGAATTACATTTCAGGTTGCGTTATGACAGTCCCAACAGGGTGATAGCGGTAGATCGTTGACAGTCCAATATCATAGATAATTGCCAGCCGCTTTCTGTCATACCCTTTCTGGAGCAATCTTGCGATCTGCTCATGCTGCTCCTTCGTCAGTTTCGGGCGACGTCCTCCAACTCTTCCTTGTGCTCGCGCAGCAGCCAGTCCTGCCAGCGTGCGCTCAACTATCAGTTCACGCTCCATTTCTGCCAGTGCACCCATCATATGAAAAAAGAACCTTCCCATCGGAGTGCTGGTATCGATTGAATCCGTCAGACTGCGAAAATTGACACCTTTTGCGCGTAGCTCTTCTGTGAGAGCAATGAGGTGTTTCATTCTTCTACCCAACCGATCCAGCTTCCAGACCACCAATGTATCCCCTCTTTTAAGGCACTTTAAAGCGCGTTTCAGGCCTGGTCGTTCCGACTTGGTTCCGCTCATTTTGTCCTCAAAAATCTGTTCACATCCTGCGCACATTAATGCATTGCGTTGCAAATCTGTGTTTTGGTCATTTGTTGACACACGTATGTAGCCAATCAGCATTAAAAATACTCCCTTTTGAGTGGTTAAAGTACTGAGATAATGTGGGGAGGATTTGAGAGATAAACGTTGGTTT